GCGCAATCGACCCATTGGAGTCGAGAACTAAATCCCAGGCTGAATTGTCCAAAAGCAGCGTATTGGCTGGCGAACTCATGCGATTGGTCCTCCAGTATTTGAACTACCTGATGTTACCCCTATGTGAATGTGCGTTGCAAACGGGATTCCATCAAATGTGCTGCCTGTGAGATCAGCCACAACGTCACCGCCCACTGTCAGATCTTCCGCCATGGTCACATTGCCCCCGCTTTGGGCCACAGCGCCCTGTAGAACGATGTTTGGAGCTTGGAGGGTGATAGTGTCAGGGGAGACGATTGTGACGCCTCCTGAGCCAAACTGGACGTACTGCGTGGGTACCCCGTTGAGCAGACCGCCCAGATACATCCCGTCCGCGAAGTCGTGCATCCTGAAACTTCCGGGGTTCGCCTGTGCCTTGGTACTCTTGACATTCGTGAGGTCCCGGCTGGCGAAAACTGCGATTCCAATGTCTCCCGGCTGTGGGTCAATAATTACCGCATTCACTCCGCCCTGGATGCGTAGGTAGGGAAGTCCGTACATTGTTACGTGAGGAGTGGCGACCTTTTGCCCGCTGATCTGGTTCACTAGAATCTGCACATCGACCGTGCCAACAGGGGACACACCGCCGTCATTTGAGCAGGCAATGACCTTGACGACCGTTGCCGTCTGCACCTTAGAGAGTGCCTGTTGAATGATGAAAGCGAGATTATTGTGTACTCCCCATAGCGTCGAGGGTTGCAACATTCCCGCCGGATTGGTGACTGATCCCATCATGCCCCCACTTGCGGCGCGCCGGTCGTCGGCGATACAGCATTAACAGTTGTCTTCCATGAACCGCCAGGCGTCTGGCTTGAAAGCTGATGCGACATCGAAACCACGATCCAAGTCCCGTTCGCCTTGGGAATTGCTGACACCATTTGAATCTCTCCTCCAAAGACAATAGCCGGGTTGAATAACGTCTCAAAATTGACTCCAGTGCTGTTGAATATCGGGTAGCCTTCCAACCCGGTCTGCGGAGAAATGAGAGGAACCTCCGTATTGCGAGCTTGCCCGTAAGGAGAAATCGCTAGCGTATTAGGCTTTGTGCTGTCGAGAAACATCCAAAATTTGTATGCTTGCATGAGTGAGCGGGCCTGTTCCATTAGAGTGTTTCCCCAGTATGAACCTTTGGCCACCGCGATATTCACACCGTTATTCTCAAACTGGTATCCCATGCCAGAAGCGATCTGCTGCATGACTGTTGCCACGTCAGTATTCGCTGCGATGCTGAGAGGAGCTACGGGCTGCACAAGTGCGGAGTAACCGATCTGCGCTTCGACGTAGAGATACGCGTTTGGCATCGAGGTATAGACGCCCCAACAATTCAGGATGTCTCCGTTATAGACAAGAGTTTGCTGAGTCCCGTCGATAGCAAATACCTGAATTGAGTTAAACGCAAACGACGATCCCGAAGAACTCACAACCAAGTCGTCCCATAGCATGCTGGTCAGCCTGTTCATGTTGCTTGCCGTCACGCCGAATATTTGCGCCCGAAGCGTCCCCATCATCGCTCCGCCCGCATTGTCGATGTAAACTGAGGCGCGAAATCCTTCAAGAGTAATCGTGTTTCCCGTTTGCCCGCCAGAGGAAAACAGTGATTCGTTCGCCAGTGTGAAAATAAACCTTAATGCTTTCGTGTTTTGGAAAGAACTAGGACCCGATCCCATTGAACGCCTCCAAGTCTGCCGAGTCGAGATAGAGCAATACCCAGCGCGTACTGAGTCCAGTGTAAACGGGATCATTCGTTCCCTGCGTATCGTAGAATACCATCCAGCCTGAGAACCCAAGGTAGGATGTAGGCACAAGCGATACGAGATTCTTGCACTGCACTGCATAAGCGATCTGCGTTCCATTCACAGCCAAGTCAAGGAACATACATTGGTTTTTCACATACACAGAAATAGAGCATGACTGTGCATCAAGCACAACCTGTGTCTGCTGCGAAGGAACGGATTGAAGGACGATCTGCTGCATTACTTGACTCCCACCGTGCCACCCCCGAATATCTTTGCCAGCCATGAAGTCGGAGGCGTAGAAGGCTGCGTGATTCCGTTGCTCACTTGAGACGTGGCGCTTGGGGATTGCGGCGAGGTAATTCCTGTCGTTCCAATCGGAACGTTGCTCAGCGCCGCCGTGACCTGCAAAACCTGCTTGAGTGATACTTCTACAATCAGCATCGTAGCTCCATGCGTGGCCGTGCGCTGGTAGCTGTACCTCTCTATCGTGCAAGCCCCATTCGATCCGCTATACGAGGCGTCTGGGGTGTAGACATTGTAGAGAGAAGTTGACTGGCAGGCCGCGTCAATGGCAGCAAGAAAGGCTATTTTCTCGCCCTCAGTTCCGCTGAGAGCTAAAGTGACAACTGGATTTGATGGAACGAAAACTTTATTGAAACTCGCAAAGGATGCTCCCTGACTTACATTGTTCGCTTCAATCGGGAAATCGCTCACTTGCATCGAGCGCGTAAACCCGAACGATAGAACGGAAAGTGTTCCGCCATCAGTTGGCGTATAGATGGGCTCATTTGCTAAAGTGAAGATTCCCCACGGCAATTCTCCCGGCGCTTGATTTACCCACTCCTGCTGCTGTGGCGCGATGCTGATATTAATACTCGGCGATCCGGGCGCGGTTCTGGGAATCGCTGGCACGCCAGGATAGTTCGGGACCGACGGAAAGGGTATCAGTGGCATCAGTAAAGTCCAAAGTTCTGTTGCGTTAAAAGCGTGTTCCAATCCATCCCGCGAACCATCGAAGGCGTCATGGCAGAGCTTCCGGCAGGATTGCTCATATTGATCGTTCCGATGTGCGTTACCTTGCTATTGTCTGTGCTGCTTGTACTATTTGAGTTGCTTGTTCCGGCGAGCGCTGCCGTACCTGACGCTCCTCCAACCCCCCTTAAAAGCGAGACAGCGTAATCTCCCCGCCGCGCGGATTCCCCTGCCCTGTCTTTTGGACTTTCAAGCCTTCGCGAGACAATGGAGGCAGCGTAGCGCGGTCCTACAGTTGCGCTTGTATCAATCCCCATAGCCTTCATCTCGACATACGCGAAATCGAGTTGCTCTGCGGCATTCGCTTGTGAAATGTCATGCCCATATAACTTCTTGAAAGCCGCCTTTCTTGCTTCGTCGTGCCATTGGAAAAGCCCGAAAGAAGTACCCTTGTCTCCTACGGCTTTTGGATTCCCGCTACTCTCTGAATTGACATTAGAAGCCATCGCAGCGGCCCACTCCTTGCTATAGCCCCGATTCATGTAATAATCTTCCACATCTTTCCCCGTCAGTGTAGACTTGGCGTTTAATCCTCGTTCGTCCGAAGGATTGACTTTTATTCCAAGTAAACCAGGCAACGTCAGGTGATTCCAATACCATGAAGCGGCCTTACCTGCTGCGTTTTCAGGAAGTTTCACTCCGTGCGCCGCTAGCCACTTCCCGAAGGCTCCTGTTGCTTTTTCGATCTTGTCTCCAAGCCAGTCGAAGGCATCTCCCGCCTTGCGGATATTTTTCTCGAATCCTGTCCAATCGAATAGGCTTGTTCCGCCTTCGGACCATGTTTTGTAATCATCCCAAAGCAGCAAGATCGCCGCTCCAAGGGCCGCGACAATCCCCACCACGGCGAGAGCGGGAGCAGCAGCCACAATAGCGCCCGTCAAGGCCGTCCACGCCATACCGACGACGCCAAGGGCTGTTCCCAGCGCGGCAACGCCAGCAAGGGCCGCTGCAACCCCGACAATGATAGCTACAATCTTCTCGTGACGCTGCGCCCAAACTCCGATCTTCTGGAGAATGTCGAGAAACTTCTCAAGGTGCGGCGTCACCTTGTAGAGCAGGTCATAGCCGATCTTGACAATCAGCAATTCCAGATCGGTAAAGCGGAGTTTCAACTGTGCCGCCGACTCGGCCTCTTTCCCCGTAGGCCCGAATCCCTTTGTTCTCGCCAGTGCCCCCTGCACGGCTCCCGGCCCTTGCAGTATCAGATTCATCACGTCTTCGGGGATTCCGCTTGCCATGCCGAAGCTGAAAGCAACCTTGCGGTCCATGCCTGCGAATCGTTTCGACAGATCCACCATGATCTGATCGAACGGCTCACGAAAGTTTATGCCCAGGCGCGCAAAGAGCGGAAGTAGTTGAGGCATCTTCCCAATCAGCAGTTCTCCAGGCATTCCCGCTATCGTCCGCATGAAGTTCTGAATCGAACCCTTGCTGCCGCCAATCTCTTGTGCCGCCGCTCCCCACGCAAAGAGCTTTTGCGTGTTCATCTCTAGATTGCGAGAGAGAAAGTAAAGCTGCGTATTCGTTTCAATGGTGTCTTTGACGAAGGCGCGAACAGCTACAGTTCCGCCGAGAACAGCGAGGAATGAACCGAGTTTTGCGGAAAGGACCGTTAATTCTGATGCAGTCCCTTTGGAGGCTGTACCGATTCCCTTTACACCATGCTCGGTCTTCGATGCGGATTTTTCCAGATCGGCTAGCTTGCTGCGAACACCGGGAGCCTTTGCGTCAACGTCTTTTGAGTCGAGTCCGAGCGTGACCACGAGCGAATCTATGATTGTGGGCATGGTCTACTCCCTCTCGTTTTCTGAATCTACGGCGATGATTTCCAGAAGATTATGCGCGTCCTCCTCGCCGTAAATCGTTTGCAATTCATTCAATGTCGCCAATCGTCTGCCGACAATTACCCCTATTATTTTGGGGACGTTCGCGTACCCGGCTTGTGCTTTCCCGCCTCCAGCGTGTTGCCGAGAGATTCCGAGAGACCGGCGGCGAGCGAAAAATCCAGATGAAGTTTCAGTACCTCCCATTTGAGCATGAGCAACGTCTTGACTTCTTCGACCTGGCTCTCAAACAGCGGGTATCCCACCTTGACCTGCGGCTTTTGCGGATTAGGAATGAATTCAACGCACTCCATCAGTTCGGCGAGTAGCGGCCTGATCGAAACAGCGTCAATCGCAAACAGCTTCTTGAGGCCAATTTCCGCAAGCGCAGCCATACCCAACTGCAAGGCTCCGTCAGGAATATCCACGTTGGCCGCTCCGAGCGCAAGCATCACGCGAATAGCCCAGTCTTCCGCTTTTGTCGCGGCCATCTCTGTGAGCAGGAACGTCTTTCCTTTATCCCTGCCCTCAGAGTCCAATGTGTAGGTACTGGTTTTGCGCATAGTGCCCTCCAATTTAGCTAGCTGACTGAGGGCTGAATTGACGCCCAGTTGATCGAAAATTCGCGCATTGTCAGAACCTTGCCTGCCGATGCAACTGAGTTGTAATCCTCCAACGTGCCCTTATTGCACACGTAGGACTCGCCAGTTGCGGGCAGATCGATAGTCGCCGAGATATAGTACACGTCGCGGGCCGCTCGCTGTGCAGCGAAGATCGACTCAAAAATCTGGACGCTAGGAGAATCGGCCTGGAATGCGAATGTCTGCTTTACGGGGTTGAAAACCAAGCCCGCTGTCTTGCGGCCATCCACGCCGATTTGCGTTTCAGTGACCACGACAGCCGCTGTGTCCCATGCCTTGTCAGCCGAGTATCCCTGGAGTTGCACGGGAGACGGGAAAAGCCCCGCGACTGTCATGCTGACTACCGAATTTGCAGAGGTGATCGTGCTTGCTCCGCCCGTCACCGCGTTCGTAAATGCTCCCATACGTCACCTCTTAGATCTGATTGCCAACAAATGCTTTTTCAAGTTGTGGTTGCAACAAAGCGTTTGATAACCCGAAGGATAATCCTGCCTTTCGAGCATCAAGTAAAGCGCCGTTCCGCCGCCGCGTCCTGTCTTTGAATACTCTCTGCGATGCGCTGCCCCGTTGTTTGCAACATGATCCAACGTGAGCATGTCGAGATCGGAAATTTGGCATCCCTGCCAACAGCAGACGGCTTTTCCATCCTTGCCGTAATGCTCCATCACAGCCAATTTTCTCGCTGCCTGGGTTTCTCTTCCAAGCGCATGTAATCGATCCGAGCACTTTTGACAGCGAAGCGATAGCGCCATAGTAGGGTTTCCGCATTGAATACATTCGCCGCGTTTCTTTCGTTCCTCTCGGCTGCGGGTTACCCGGCCTTCCGTTTCGGCCATGCACTCGGAACAGTCCGCGTGTCCTGTCGCTGCCGGATTGTCGCATCGTGTGCATAAGCCCTGCTCAATTCTCTTGCGCCGTCGATCTCGCCTGTACTTCACTCCATCAAAAGTGCTTACATGGTCCTTTGGGTATCTCATACGTTGAGTGTACCATAAATCAAAGGATGTCTATCGAGGCCAGCGAGAATTGTTGTATGGCCCCTCCGTCGGTATAGAACAGATTGATGATCGGCGTTTGTCTTGCATTCCTCGCTTGCGCACCCGGATCGAGAATCTGCAAGTAGTAGCCGTTGGATTGAATCGTTCCCGCCACGCTTGCGCCAGCGGCATTGTTTACCACAGCGGCTTGAGTCGATGAAAGTGTGACGCCGGTCTGAATCACGCCAGCATTGAGCGCGTTGTTGATTGGCCCATCAAACGTCACTCCGCCATTGGCTGTCGGCTGACCCACCAGGGCTGCGCGAATCAGTCCGTAGCCAGTCGGGTCATAAGGAATATCGTTCACCGCCGTGTAGAGATTGAGTAAGGCGAGTTGGAGTTGTGCGCTCAACCAGATTTGATTGACGTACTGATCAGCCCACGGGAACGCTCCTGGCATATTGCCGTTCGAAAAGAACGTGAATCCGGCATTGCGCGATGCAAAGGCTCCGTAGCAGTTATAGCCGTTTGCAAGCAGATTCGTGTAGGTCTGGAGGTTTGCGCACGTCGGAAGGACCGCAGCCGCCATAGCCGATTTCCCAGCCAGCGTAATGCGCCCGTTGGTTTGTGAGAAGTTGATGGAGGCAATCATGCCCTGTACGAAGGCCGCAGTGTTCAGAACCAGAGGGGCAAGCGAACCAAGAGAGGGATCGCCACCGATACACATCACGCCATTGTAATTGTTTGTTTTCGCTACCACTCCGAATGGTTCGGTTGCGTTCTGAGTGCAGGCCAGCACGTCGCTATCCCACATCACCGCGAGATACTCATCATCCTGTTCGCTGAACCATGCTGCGAACAACTCCTTGGAGGCAAGAGAGGGTTCGATAAGATAACTCATCGTCGCCCAGTTCTGGGAAACCGCCACCACGTTGTTCATGGCGCTTGCGGGGGTATCAGCGGCAGCACCCTGTGAAAGCGTTGCTCCGGTTGCTTGTGTGAGGTACAGATCGGCAGCAAGCGTGCCTGTTGCGTAGGCGATAGTCTCCGTTGCTCCGGTCAGCGTGCTTGTGAAAACAAACGTACCTTGCACCGCGTTCCACGTCACCGCAAACGGAGGCGATGTGAAAGCAGCCTGAATCGCTGCCGCCATCAGGCTTTGGCTTGCAACTCCAGTAAGATTGATGGAGCTTGATGTCAGAGGCACACCAGCAAAATCAATGGTCAGCGTTCCACTGTAGCCTTGGAGCGTAGCCAGCGGAACAGTTGCTAGAGAACCAGAAGCAAGCCAACCGGCCCGCGCCGCCGCGTTGAATGGTGCAAACAGGATTGCCGATGGCAGTTGTGTGCTGTTCACATACCCAGCAAAGTAGATTGACGCGTAAGCATATTCAGCCGACGATGGCCCAAAGTA